ATATAATGCGCACTGTAATAATGATTCTGATGGGCTCGATATCACCATTGTTAAGCCACCACAAGCCATTGAAATTCCTGTAAATCCAAGCCCGTTATACTTTTTTGCGATGTTTTCCCACATGCCACGAATCGCTGGATTTTCATTGCGGTCAGCGTGACAACCTAACAATGCCATCTCTGGGTCTATTCCTGCACCTTGTGCTAGAAAAACTGCTTCTTCATCAGACACATAGCGAATTCCTTTGCGCATTTTGCTGATTTTGTTCGGCTGTAGATTCAAATCGTGTGCAATCTGCTTGTCTTGTACATAGTTTTGAGCCTTTTTGTAGGCGTCTAATAGTTCATTGGCGTACATGTGCACCTCCTTAATTATTCCATTCTAGCTGTATAAGTTCGATTTTTCGCATCTTGTAGATTCGATTTTTCGAATTTATAGTTTCGATAAATCGAATCTGATCACCTTGGTTTGGGCGTTTGCCCTTGACGCTTTCGTCTGGCCTTGGTGGTCACTCTCAACGGTCAAGGTGTTGCTATGAAAAAACTGTCTACTGAAAATGCGATCATTATCGATACAGAAACCACAGGCTTAGGCTCTGATGCAGAAATTATCGAGTTCACTGCTATCTGTGCTGATTCTGGCAAAGTTATCGTTAACGAACTTGTTAAACCAACTTGTTCTATTCCTGTAGAAGCCACAGCAATCCACGGCATCACCGACGAAGACGTTAAAGACGCGCCCGACTTTCATTTAGTCTTTTCAAATTACTTTCTCCCGCTTCTTAATGGTCGTCCAATCATCATCTATAACTCAGATTTTGATACGCGCTTAATCATCCAATCTTTGGACAAGCACTGTAACGCTGCTTACGTCCAAACTGTTCACGATTTGTTTTTCAAGTTCTGCGTTCCTCAGTGCGCAATGCTTTGGTACGCCGAGTTCTTCGGTGTTTGGAATGAACACCATGAAGATTACAAGTGGCAATCTCTAACTAACGCTTGTGCTCAACAACAAGTTGATGTGTCTGACTTAACCGCGCACCGAGCTCTGGCCGATTGCGAAATGACTCGTCGATTAATTCACGCTGTTAACTCACAGATTGAAAACCAAAACAATCAAAACTGTGACGGTGTCACATGTTGTGAGGCGTAACCGATGCGTCAACTCGTAGTCGATATGGCAACAGGAAAACAAGAGTACATCGACTTTGTGCCGGTGAACTCTTGGGCTTCATGTGAGCACATTCCTGACAACCTGTTTGACCATCGTTTTGTCTACGTTGACCACAGATTCACTACGCCGGAGGACTTTCTCCCTTCGGCAGTGAAATCTGCAATGGCAGCACCAATCTACTCACACGACACATCAGATTTTGTTACTCGCCCTACTTCTAACCCTTGTTTTGACTTGCCTAAGTCATTACACCGTAACGGCTCGTTCGCTCGTCATATGACGCGCGCTTACACTGATATTTTAAAAACACGTGATTCGATTGAAGCCGCACGTGCCGTGAATGATGCGCATGAAAGACTGACAGAACACGGCTACAGCTACGCCATTTCTGATGAGCAAATCACGGACATGGCAAAACGTAAATCAAGGGACTTTGCTCGCGTCATTAATGCCATTCCTGTTGAGCAATCAATATCTCGTTTTCATAAAGTCGTTCAACTTCTTGATTCATTAGGCTTGGCATTTTCTGATAGCGCCATTGAACGTGCCTCCGTAAATAATGAACTCTTTTCTTTGGTGAATCGTGCGCTCGATGAGAATTGGCTCGTTCGCCAATTGCGCCGTAAATGTGCTTACGAGGTTGAGCGAGTCGCTCGTGACCTTGCTCTGGTTCAACGCCGTAAGCAAGTTTATTGCTCTGACTTCTCCGTTAGTCGTCAGCGTGACCGCAATACGTCTAACCGCATCGCTTTGGGTAATACGATAGCCTACGATGAGGCCGACCCATCTAACTTCTTTACTTTGGGTGAACTCTCCGAAAAATCCATTTCAAATCCAGAGCTGCGCCGTTCTGAGATGTTTGTGCGTTTGCGCGGCTTCGAAGATATCGCGCAAGAATCTGGTCACGAGGCTGTTTTCTTTACCGTTACAGCACCGTCTCGATTTCACGCATTTTCTAAGGGCGCCATCAATCCGAATTGGGTTGAGGCTGATCGCCCTGATGCAAAGACCGCACATCGACACTTAATGACTGTTTGGTCGAACCTTCGTAAATCTCTCGATAAGAACAAAATTAAGGTTTATGGGATGCGTATTGTTGAGCCTCACCAAGACGGCACACCACATCATCACTTGCTTTTGTTCATGCAAAAGGACGTTCGTCAGTTCGTAACGTCTGAGTTTAGACGATTGGCCATGGCTGATATGCCAGACGAAAAAGGCGCAAAGAGATTCAGATTTAAGGCGGAGGTTATCGACTGGTCAAAAGGCTCTGCCGTTGGTTATGTCGCTAAATACCTGAGCAAGAACATTGACGGCCAACACATTGATTCAGATAAGGGCTCAACTCTTTCTGGCTCCGACGCTGCTGAACGTGTTGTTACGTGGTCACGTGTAAATCAAATCCGCCAGTTTCAATTCATTGGTGGACCTTCTGTCACGGTATGGCGCGAGCTTCGTCGTTTGCGTGAAGAATTCAAAGAGGACGATGCTTTGTTTACCGACCTGTCTCAAGACGAACATTTCTTACTAGAGAAGGTTCGCCGCTCTGCTGATGAGGGCGACTGGAAAGCTTTTTGTTATGCCATGGGCGGCGTATTCGTTAAACGCAAAGACCAAACCGTCAAAGCTGAATACGGCGTGGCGAGTGCGATCGAAAAGCTGATTGCTTCGGGTGAATACTCTCCTACCCGCTATGGCGATATGGCACAGGCTCGCTTGAATGGCCTGATGTTTCAAAAAATCTTTATTGCTACTCGATTCCGTACTTGGAAGACGGAGAACAAAGAACAGTTCTTGCGCGCGCAACAAGGAATTATGTCGAACGTTGTCGACTATTTTGATGCTCTTGAGCGTGAGCAAGAATATGAGCGTATGTATGACGACCTTTATAACCAGTATGAGGAACACCTCGCGCTCTATGAAGAAATGGAAGCGCTGATGCTCAGTGAACCTCTGGAAATTAATGCGTCGTGTTGGGTGGGCGCAGCCCCGCCCGACATGATGCATTAATTTCCCTTGGACTTGTGTCAATAACTGTCATTTCAACTCAAAACCTTCAACCAACTCAACAATAAGGGCAACACACAATGAGAATGCAAGGCTTAATTCTGGATGAAACAGACATCATTCAAGAAACCAAACTAGACCGCAATACAAGTGAACAGAAGACCATGGGCAAGTTACGCCTTATTACTACCAACCCAACGTCAACCATTGAGGTGCGCGTATCTCCTGAGTTGTGGGACGGCGGCAAAGCGGGCGAACTCCTTAAACGTTGCGTTGGCAATCGCATGCTGTTCGATGTTGAACACAAGAAAATGAGTTTCGGTAACGACGAAGGTAAGCACGTCTCGATTGATGGCTTCCACCTTTACGCACTGCCAGAACTTAACCAGAAATAAGGTATTTCACGATGACCGATGCGCAATTTGCAGAACTTATGGCTCGCCTCGATAACTTTCAGTTGATGGTGTTTTTAGGCATTTGTTTCTTGTGCGTTGCGCTAGGTTGGATTGCGGGAGGTCAACGATAAATGCTGTCTACACAGTTCATGCTCGGCTGTTTCTCGACAGCACTTATCCTTGGCTTCTCGATTGGATTCCATATTTTGGCATTCAAAAAAGCAGCTGAGGTTTCAACTTCTTAGTAAACAATTAACAAGGAAAACTCATGAATAATCAACGTTCAGAAACGGCAAAGTCAGGCTCTCTAAAAGCAGCCGGTCGTGTGGTACTGACTTTAGGGCTATTAACCGCAGCAACGACGGCCAGTGCTGATACAGCCCTTCCGGCAGCAGCGACACAGGCTTTTGCAACTCTTGGCGGTTACGTTAGTGAAATGCTCACTTCGACATGGGGCGTCGCCGTTCCATGCACACTTGGCTTAATTGGTATCAAGCTATTCAAGAAAGGCGCAAACAAAGCGACTTAATCCATCGTTGCACCGTTACCCTAAACAAGGGGGCTCCGGCTCCCTTTTTTATTGGCTTCTTTATGAAAAAACTACTGCTTTTTCTTCCGTTAATCTTTCTGTCTTTTTATAGCCAAGCTTCTGCTGCTCAATTTCCCACAACGGGTATCGCAAGGGATGTAGGTGGTATTTTTGATTGTGCCGAGAACGGGAAAAGCTACAACATTGCTAGCGTACTTTCTTGTCTTGAGAATCGCTTCGTTCCTTATAAAGATTACAAAACTACAACGTGTTTCTTAACTGTAAATAGATTCGGCGGTTCGTCTATTTGTAATATCACTGGCGGTAGTTATGAAGGTGAAACCGTTAAGATGAACGGTTGGTATGGTCTTCAGTGCCCCCCAAATACGGAAAAAAATCGTGAGAATATGTGCGAATCAACTTGCGAACATGGCACGAACGATGACGGCTCCTGTCGAGAGAAATGTGATTACGGCTCTAATGAGGATGGAACTTGTAGAAACAAGTGCGAATTTTCTCAGGCTGTTGGCCATACCGCTGATTTGTCATGGTTTCCAATGGCAACAGGTAACGACGTCCAGTTCGGTTGCTATTATACAGGCGGCATCAACGCCGAGTATTGCACCATGCAGCAAACAGGTGAAAACGAGGTTCGCTGTACTGGTGTTGTTGACGGTCATGTGACGGCGGAAACTCGCTGCACTACTCAATTTTCTTACACTGGTTCCACATGTACCGAAGGTGATGAGCCATTTTGGGGTGATGGTAAAGGGACAGGCAACCCTGAGGAGCCAGATAACCCTGATGAACCCGATGTCCCAGATGAGCCGGATGATAACCCAGATGAGCCAGACGAACCTGATAACGATGATCCCGATTTGGATATTCCGCCTTTCGACCCTCCAACTTCTGATACTGAGTTTCCACCGATTGACACTCCAGATGAACCTGACGTCGAAAACCCAGATACCGATGACAACTCTGGTGTTGTTGCAGCTATCACTGGTCAAAACAAAGATATTAATACCAATTTCTCTAACCTGATCACGGCCAATAACACCAATTTCGCAACGTTAAATGGCAAGTTACAAACTCTCAATGCTAATACAGTCGCTTTAAATAACAACGTCGGTACTCAGCTTAGACAGGACTATGACATTTATAAGCTTGAAAAGCAGAATAGAGAAAAGCAAACCGATGCTTTAAAAAAGGCGGTTCAGGAAGAGAACGAGCGCCTTATTGAATCTCTCAGCGTTAATAACCAAGAGTTACAAGAGAAACTTGAGTTGTCTCTTGAGGCGCTTCAATCTGGCTTAGGCTCCAAGATTGAAGCTTCCATTGATATTGTATCGGGTGATTTAACTAACGGCTTTTCGCAATTAGGAACTCAATTAGGCAGTCACACAAACGAAATTGTTGGTGCAATTGATGGTATCTCTGGCCAACTCGATGGTGTTGTTGATGCGCTTGGTGATACTAGTGGGGCTTTGGGCAGTGCTGCGAGTTCCCTTAATGGTGTTGCCGATAGTCTTGAGGATTTATTAGAAGGCCTCGAACCATGTGAACCTAACCAAGATAATCGTTATTGTGAGAACCCACACGGCCTTAGCCTTGACTTTGTAGGTACTGCGCTCGGACAAGCGGACTCCGTTTTTAGTGACAGCCTTGTCGAGTATGAAAAGACCATTACCGATGCAGCTCAATCAATCGTTGACCAACCACTCACACCGGAGTCGGAGTCACATATAGCAAGTCTATCAAGTGACATTATTGGCATCCTGCCAAAACCAACATCGTGCGTAGACCTTTCGTTTCCAACTTTTGGGGGGGAACGCGCATCAATTGATTGTAAGTTTTCTCAGCAGTTGAAAATGATTCTATCTCTTTTGATTTACATCTACACACTGAAAACATTGGCTGAAATCTTGTTAAACGAAGTAACACCCGTGCCAAGTAACAAGCCAGGTTCAGCGAGGTATTATTAATGATTCAATTACTACCTATCGTAACTGGTATTGGTGCGGCTCTGCGCCTCCCCGCTCTGGTTGCGTTTATAGCTCAATTAGCTACAACCCTTTTTGGTTGGTTCTTTATTGCCAAGTCCCGAAATCTTACGCTCAATCTGGTGATAATGACGCTATTAATAGGGCTTACTGTGACTCTAACTCTTGCTATTTACACTCTGGGTGCAGGTCTTTCTTATGTCGTCCATCCCCAATGGTCGCAAGCTGCGGGGATGTTTATTCCTAATAATGCAGTTCCGTGTGTCAGCGCGATTTATTCAGCGCGTCTGCTGCGTTGGGTGTGGGAGTGGAAGTTCTACGCAATTGTGAGGTCTGCATAATGGCATCTGTCTATTTTGTCACTGGTAAGCTTGGTTCCGGTAAGACCCTTACCGCCGTTGGTAAGATTCGAGAAGCGTTTTTACGAGGTGTCCCTGTCGCGACGAATCTGGATATTAATTTGAAGGAAATGCTCGGTCGAGACAAACGCAACACTCGCCTTTATCGACTACCTGATAAACCAAAAGTTGACGATTTGAAGGTGATTGGCTCGGCAAACAAGAGCTATGACACGACGAAAGACGGCTTGATTGTGCTCGATGAGTGCGGGACGTGGTTTAACTCGCGTACTTGGAATGATAAGAGTCGGCAAGAGCTCATTGATCACCTTCTTCATATTCGAAAGCTCGGGTGGGACGTTATTTTTATTGTTCAAGACATTTCTATTGTTGATAAGCAAGCCCGTCTCGCTCTAGCCGAGCATACAGTGTTCTGCCGCCGCTTAGACCGCATGAAAGTCCCTTTCATATCTGCGGCCATATCAATTGTGACGCTTGGCCAGTTGAAACTCAAAATGCCGAAGTTGCACATTGGGATTGTGAAGTATGGAGACAATGCGAATTCACTCACCGTAGATAAATGGCCTCTGTGGGGCACAGATTTGTACGCAGCTTATGACACCAAGCAAATGTTCAGAAACAACTATGAGGACGGCGTTTACTCCGTGTTGCCGCCCTACTATACCCACGGTCGTTACACGGTCCCTTACACGTTGAAAAACATCATGCGAATCACGAAAATTTACTTACGAAAATACTCTCGATTTAGTGTGTTCGTGGCGGGTGTTGCCGTCTCGTTTGCAGTTTTTAACCTAGTTGGCACGTCAGTCCCTGAGCCAGAGAGAGAATCTACACAATCAACCAAAGCAGCTGAGTCATTGAGGGACATGTTAGACGGCTTTCGCATCGAGTCCTCGATGAATCCGCCGAACGTTGCTCCGTCGTTTGTGCTTGTTAATGAGGACGTCCGTTTGTCGTCGTCGCAGCTATACGCAAAGGGCTATACGGCTCAATCACACGGTTCTTGCTCCATCACTGTGAGTGGTAACGGTCAATCAACTAAAGTCATGTGCTAGGGAATTCAGGTGCAGTTTATGTCAGGGATATTTGCAACACTAATCGCCTTTCTTTTAAAAAAATCAAAAAAATCTTATTGCGCCGGAGGCTTGCTATTCGCGCGCTCGCTACCCACCTTGCGCTGTGGTAAAGGTGGAGAACAAACAACGGCTTGTTCCATCTTTTCCACATCCAGCAACCTTGCTGTCATTCTCTCGTGTGTTCTCTCTTTCTCTTCGGCCACTGCTGCGCCTTTTGAGTCCAAGGACACTCCGATTTCTGATTTTGTCAGTTGGTTTGCTCAACAAACTGGACAAACCGTAGTACTAGGCCAAGGTGTTACCGGAAGCGTCTCATTTAGTGCTCCGGCACTTTCCGATGATGAATACCCAACGTTTTTCCTTTCCGTATTGCGCGCTCATGGTTACGAATTGACGCATGATTACGGGGTATACACCGTGGTGGTTGATCAGCATAAGGTCGAGACATTAGATCCAACGTACGCTAAGTTGTATCGTTTAACACACGTTCGAAACTCAAAGGTTGTTGACCTGATAAGTACGATGATGGAAGCCTCACAAACACAGGCGGTCAACGGAAAGTCAGTCAAAAACTACAAGGTCGAAACGCTACCTACCACCAACTCGCTTATCATTACAGGTACACAAGCCCAGATTGAGAAGGTAGACCTGTTGATTGACGGTATTGATCAGTACCAAAGACAGGTGTTCATTGAGGCAATAGTCACTGAATCGGATGTTGGCGATTCTCAGGAGGTCGGCGTTAACATGCAATTGGCGCTCAATAAGGCCGGATTTGTATCAAACACATCATTGATTGATAAGGCTCTCGATAACGTGTTGTTTTATGATGGCGGGGACTTTAGTGCGCTAGTCAAAGCGATTTCAAAGGCTCAGGACACTAAGTTGCTATCACGCCCTAACCTGTTAATCATGGACAGAGAGCGCGGCTATATCACGGTCGGTCAAAACGTGCCGTTCCTTGTATCAAAAGAAGTCACCGACGGCGGTAAAACCATTCAGCAGATAGAACGTAAAGACGTTGGTGTTTCGCTGGATGTTACACCACATGTCATGGATGATCATGTCGTCTTGCAGATCACACAAAAATCCGATTCGGTGACTAATAGCTCTATTGCTTCAGACATTATCACGAACACCAGAACGCTGCAGACTGTAGTGAAGGTAAAGAGCGGCCAAACGATAACCCTCGGAGGCTTGATTTCGACGGAAGACAGGAAGTCTGTCAGTGGTGTCCCTGTGCTGATGGACATTCCTTTGCTTGGTGGTCTGTTTCGCTCTGAGGGTGTGAATTCCGTTGATAAGGAACTTAAAGTTACGATAAAAACGACGATCCTTTAGTTAATAAAAAAGCCGAACAACTGCCGTTCGGCTCTATTTTAACTGTACTGCAATACGCTTTTTAGCTCTCGGCACTTTATTATAGTATCGCGCTCTAACAGGGTTGCGATATGTGCTTTGTCATAAGAGCTTTTAGCTTCAAACCGAAGCAAAGGATGGTTTCCTTTAAGTGCATTGTTTACGTATATATCTCGTTCCTGTCTCTTCTTCTGCCTATGAGATGAATCATCTAATTCGATGACTGCCAATACTTTTGTATCACTGTCGGTAATCACAAAGTCCATTCTTTTAGCCCAAGTTCGAGAGTTATCTTTAAAATTGGTCGGTTGAACCAGTGCCATTAGTGAAACTTGACTATGAATTACGTACTCTTCAGGTATCAGTTCCTGCAATACTTTATAGAATCTACGTTCGGTCTTGGTGCCCAAATACGCGCTTTTCTTGTGAGGTACAGCGTTAGACTTACTGCCAGAGTGCGGTAGAGGCACTTCGACTACTTTTGGGTTCTGCCCTACAACTTTTGGTTCAAAAGCATGCACGCTGTTTGGTCTTCTAACTGATGCCCCTTGTTCCCATTCGTTAAGCCTGCGTTTAGGTTTCTTTCCCTTCTTTGTGAATAGATAAACAATACAACCTATTGATAATACGATAATAAGTTCAAACACTTTTTAGTCCATTCTTGACGTTGATGATTAAGTGCGCATAGTAGCATATGTCCAATTTCTAGAAGTGAGAACGCTGTATCGAAAATGCTATATTTTCTTAATCAGGAGATTATTGCTAATATATGTATATACATACAGTGTTGGTAATTTTATGCTGATTAGATACGTAAAGAGTCACGTTGGCCACCTACTCGATTCTGACGGTTTAGACATATACGGGAAACGCATCGACGTCCCTGCTTTACTTCGCGATGGTGAACATAAGTACAATAAATTTCGAGGTATGGTTAACGCCTTTGAATGTGGTTCCTTTCAACGCGTTAAGTTGGTTGGTTTCACTGAATACAGCTTTGATGATGGTAAGAACTGGATAAAGATTCCAGAGAATCATTATGTAATTGGTATAAGGAAATTTGGCGAATTTTATGTTGTTCTTTTTAATGGCAAGCCTAGATCTCACATCTACACTCCCAAAGAGCCTGAACGTTTCTACAACAACGTGCATTACATTTACTCTCAAGGTTAGAAAATTTATATAACCAGTCAAAATAGCTATAGATACATAAAAACTAGCCTTTATAAGCTCTAGTTATCAAATACTTAGATTGCGGTTTATCTAAATCAGCACATTTTGCGTGTGACGAATGAATCAACTCTAGAAATGATATAGAGGTGGTGATAGATTTAGCGCATATGAAATTGGAGGTATTTGATGCAAGTTGCACAAATTCAAAAACAAAAAATAGAAAACCAACTTAACTACATCGCTTCATTAGCAACTAATGCATATGCACGAATCTACTTAGAATCTAAAGGCTTCAAGACGACTAATGGCTGGGAAGGCACAAAATCTAGTATCCTAGATCAAATTTTCGAGCAAGGTAGTACCTTGAGTGTTTCTGATGCTGAGAAGAACCTAAACCTCGTATGTAAATCACTGCATGCGTGTAATAACCATTTTATCGAAGTATATACGAGCAATGATGCTCAAGACTTTGTTAATATTAGGAGCGCTTTGAAAGCTTACTGCCTTCAATCAAGTAAATATACAAAAGCTTTTCCTTTTGAACTTGGCAGTCAAGATACACATACAACTGCTGGGTTCCCGGTTTTGAGCTGTCTTGAAGAAGGAAAGTTCGGATGGACGCTTTACTACTCGATACCAACCAGTAGAACAGTTAATCAAGAAATACCTGTATTGCATCAAGGCCAAAAGGTTAAAGCGACCATATCTGTTGGAGTCATGCAACATAACTACGCGGTAGTTTTTATTCCGGCAGAAAGCGACAGGATTGAATTTAGAGTTTCTGAAGACACTTATAAGAAAGATCTTGATGCAATATTTTCTCGCTTACACGATTCATTTTTGAGCATTATGTGCGCACAGGGTGTTGCGCTCAACTCTCTTCATATTGAAACTTTCGAGAAAGCTATCATAAAACTACATGAAGAACAAAATTACGGTACGTTAAAAGATACGATGTTCTTGAGCGAATCTGACAATATTTTGCTTCCACATCATAATCCTAACAAAACCAACAAATGTCTAAGAGCGCTACCTTATCATCTTGCAGGTCAGCTAGCTGAACCAGTTAGATGTGTAAACGTTGATGTTGGATTTCTTAAGCGCACCGGCAAAAAAAATCTTCTAGTAAACACTCGTTTAATTATGGAGTGTGACCCAACTAAAGACTACAATGTATGTGGCAGGTTCGTGCTGAGACGACCTTTTGGCCCTGCACATACGATAAATATAATCGACCACATAATTTCATTGAATGGCTAATTATGAATTCCAACATAATAGAGTACATCACTGATAAAGCGATTTTCGCTGATGGTGTTAAATCCAAGGTGTTCACGCTGTTGAACTATCTAGAGACTCAACAGAATGAACACTATTATCCGTTGACCAAAATAAAGAACATTACGAACTTAAGTACTTCCTCTAGTATGGAAGTTGCGAGGTTCTTTTGCAGTCCTGCAGTGTCTTTATTAGAGCCTAAATTCATTTATATAACTTTCGAAGGCCAATCAATAGAGATAACGAAGGCTGACTTTAATAATGGACTAAGATTTGACTCTCTAAATCAAGGCTCTGATTTCATTACGGAAGAAAATGAAAAGATTGAGGGTTTTGATAGGCGAAGACTTAAGTTCTTTTTTATCAGGAAAGTTGAGGCTGAATATGAGGAGCTTGAGTGGTAAACCAATACGTACTGGGGGCGGATCCGTCTGGTGACGAGTATTTAGCTGAGACAGACGATGAGGATATAATCGAAGGCTTCAACACTATTTGCCCCGACTCTTACGAAGAGTTTATCTCAGCAGCCCAGTTTGCACTTCGAAAATGCATTAAAATCATCGAGCAGTCAGCTAATCGTTATTATTCCTTGGGTGAAGAAGAACTCAACTCGTTGGTTGCAGGACTGCTAGCTGGTCAATCATTCGTTACAAGTAACGAAGAAAACGTTCGTGGTAATGTTGACATTTCAGTTAAATTTGGTGATTTCAAATGGTTGATTGAGGCAAAACTGGGTAAGACGAACAACTATACCTTTGAAGGCTTGCTTCAGATTTTAACTAGGTACGCAACTTCTGAAAAAAACTTTGGTTTACTGATTTATTACCAAAAAAGGCAGCCACTATCTTTATTCAAGGGGTGGTGTGATTACATCGATAACAATAATTGGGTTGAGTATGCTAAAGCAAACGACATATATGACCAATTAATCGATTTAATACCCTCAGAGTCTTGTCTTCCATTATTTACTGATGAGCATGACTCCAACAACATGTTTTCAAAGCGAAAACTTATGACTAGTCATGGTAGTGAGATTGATGTTCAGTTTATAGGGGTCAACCTTTACTACAACCCTTTAGATACAAGTGGAAGAAAAGGAATTGGTCAAAAAATTTTTCATGCCAAGCAGGAGTTGCAGGAGTCCTATCTAAACTACAAAGACGGCAAAGAAGTAGATATGGATATACTCATGCACTCTATTGGAGTATTACTTGATGAGTCTAAAGAGTTTAAGTCGTTAAAGTAATGAGAAAAAGGCTCCTCTCGGAGCCTTTTTTACATCATTTCCTTTAGTGCTCTCGCGAATTTCAATACTTGTCCTGCCGCTTCCAAGTCTGTCAGCGAGCCTATTTCTAGCAACGCAATTCCGGTCAAAACTTGCTGTGCAGTAACCAACTGTCCGGTCGGAAGCTCTAAACGGTCATGGTGCATTTTGAAGTGTTCCCATTGCTCAGATGAACTAAGTTCCCTGCCCTTAGTCATTCTCATTAGCCGTTTGCATTCCGGTGGAATGGTTTTCCCCTTATCCCACTCTTTGACCGTCCTCACAGTTTTTAAACAAAGTTCAGCCGCTTGCTCGACGGTTAAACCGCATTCAAATTCACGAAAAATATAGTTTTTGGTCATTTCGTGATACTTCATTGAATTGCACCTCAAAAGAGGTGCATTTTATAAATAGTTGATATGCAACTGCATTAAACATAAGCAG